GTCTGGAGAAACGCGATAAGAGTATTGTAGCACGACTTTTGGCTAAAAGCCACTACATATCATGGTTTCTTTTTTGCCAGCGCCTTGCGCGCCCTTGCCATGTCCTGCTTCTCAAACCGGTCGTACATCTTCACGGTCGAGTCGGGAGCCGCGGCCCTCTTTTTTCCGGTAATAGCTTTGATTGTCCGCGAGTTATCCGCGGCAGTCGCGGCACTCAAACTATCGGACAACGCCTTGTTAAATTTCGGCTGTCGCAGGGCGGTTTTCTGCGCCTTGTACAGCGTATCAAGACGTTCGCCTGACGTGGCCCCCCGCACGTACTGCTGCGCCCCGCCTGCGGTCTTGTAGGTGGACTTTACAGTCGAGGGTTTTCTGCCAGTCGTGCTGGACTTACCTGTGGTCTTCGGGGCCATGGCGATCTCCTGAATGGCGATTTTGCGAACCTTACCTCAAAAACTAGTAGTAGTCCACTTTGCGCCTGTATGGCAGCGGCTCGTCCTGCTCATCCGTCGGGAGACTGATGAACCCACCCTGTCGGAACCGCATCAGCGCCATGATCGTGGTGTCCACTTGGTCGTCGTTCGAGGCGAACGGGAAGCCTGCGATCTCCTCCACCAGCTCCTCCGCCCACCGTTTCGGCGGCACCCAGACGAGCCCTGAGGAGATGATGTCCGATATTGCGTTCAGGCGGGCCATCTTTGTGTTCGGATTGTTAGCCGTGCCCCGCACAGGCGTGTACTCCTGCACCATGATACCGGCTCGGCGCATCTCCTGATAGAGCGGCGTCCCCGAGCTCTTCTTTTCCACGATGAAGGCATCAGGCTCCCACTCCCTATACTCCTCCATGGCCATCTGTTTGAGCTCTGGGAACTCCATGCGCTGCTTGATGGCGTTCAGCAGCACGATCTGGTGCATGTTCTCTTCTTCATTGAAGAACACACCCCACGTGGTCAGCGACGTGAAGTCCGCACGGTTGTTAGCCTCGGCAGCGGCGTCGAGCGCCATAATGACGTACTCTACGTGTGGAGGAGTGTCTGACGGCCACAGCCTCCACCACTCCCTCTTGATGATCGACGCTTCCTCGCCCGTCGGGTTCTGCTGATACTGCGCGTTCCACTGGAACACCGGCATTGAGGCCTTTGTGCGCAGCAGGGCAGGCAGGTCGAAGAACTCGGGCCAGAGCGGCTTCTGGATGACCTCCCCCGTCTGCTTGTCCTCGACCTCTAGGATCGCCGGGTATTCTACGACTTCATACTGGTCGGAGTCCTCGTTGTTGGCCATGTCTCGGATCAAGCGCCCAGTCAGGTCATCTGCGTGCCAGCGGGTATGCACGATAGCCACGCGCCCTCCCGGCATCAGACGTGTCCGAGCACCGAAGGCGAACCACTCGTAGGCTTTCTCGAAGGCCGTGTAATTGCCGTTCAGGATGTCCTGTTCGGAGTGGGGGTCGTCGACCAAGAGCAGGTCAGCACCACGGCCCGCGAGGGCCGAGCCCACACCCGTGGCATAGAACTCGCAGTTCGTGCTTGTGTTCCACCGTCCAGCAGATTTGCTGTCCGTCGAGAGCTTCGTGCTGGAGAAAATCTCCTGATACTCGTCGCTGTCGATGATATTTCGCACTTTACGTCCGAAATCGACGGCCAGATCAGTGGTGTGGGACACCAGCATGACCTTTTTCCCCGGATTTCGACCGATGAACCATGCAGGATAATATGTGGACACGAGCTGGGATTTACCGTGTCGAGGAGGGATATTGACGCAAATTCGGTCTTTTTCACCCCTCTCGATGGCCATCAGCTGGTCTGCAAGCAGCCTGTGGTGCCTCCCGACCTTGTAATTTGGGTCCATGCGCTTGCAAAACTCGATCAAATCGTCCCGGGCGGCCTGCAGAGCCGACCTCCGGTCCAATTCCTCGAGCATTTTCTCGACTTCCAGCAGCTCCTCGTGGGAGAGCACGTCGACATTCTTAAGCAGCGCGTTGAGTTCGGTCCGGTTGAAGCCCAGATCAATCATCAGAGCGGTCCTCGGTGTGCCAAACAACCCTCGCGGGGCTTTCATCGCCCAGCAAGGATATAACGGATGTCTGCAACCACTCGTACAGACCCTTAGACAGCCATGTCTCTGGGGAGCCGTGTATATAGACCATGCCTACAGGGCCGCTCGGCACGTTGCCTCCCGGGAAAACATCAACAACCACATCATCGTCGGCATAAACGAAAGAACCGATGATGCTCTCTATCTCACTGGGGTACACGTGGTAGTGTACCCACTTTTCACTCCCCATCATCGGGCGCTTCCCCTTGATACACCCCGGCCAGCAGGTTGAATTTGAACTTCTCGATCAGCCAGAGGCAGTCTGCACCGTCTTTGAGGCCGAGAGTCGCACGTGCGTCCATCGTCCCCTCCTTGTCCTTGCGCCATCCGAGGACCAGCACCTGATCGTAAACCCCCATGGCCTGCTCCAGCACGTTGTCGGCGTCTTTCGCGGCGTCTTTGGGGTAAAATTTGATGACTTCAACCATTATCGCCCTCCTCTCCGTGGTCCTGCACCAGCTCGGCATCCTCGACACCCTCTGCAGGGGTCACGTTGACCATCATTTTCTCCAGTTTTCGACGCAGTCGGTCACGCAGATCGTCCGAAGTCTGGTGTGTGACCGTGATTTCCTGCTTTTCGGTGAATAGACCTACGTCGGAGACCTTCCCAAGCAGCTCGAGGGCCTTCACCCTGATCCTTGCATCGGGGTTTTCCGTCTCCTGAATGAGCTTGTTGACCACCATATGACGCACCTGAGACGCCTCTTCGACGATCTTGTGGCCATAGTCGTTCAAAATCTTCTCCGTGAGCAGGAGAGCGGCAGGTGTTTTCTTGGTGATGGTCTTGATGGCGCTCTTCGTGGTGAGTTGGGTCGGGTTTCTAGCCGCCTGCCGAGCCGTGGCAGCGGCATCATCCAGATCATCGTCGCCGAAAGTGATGTCCAGACCCGCGGACTCTAGGAGTCGCACTGTATTTGCAGCTGCCCCCACGGTCGTCATGTAGCCCTCGGCGACATTTTCGTCATCCATAGGCATGTCATCGTCGATTGGGAGTTCTAGCATGGGTTACCTCTTGTGCAGCGCTCAGCGCAGTTTTGTGAACTATACCCCCAGTTCGCACGTTTTGGGAGTCCCTAATAGAAAGAGGGGGGCTTGGTCTTGGGGTGGGGTCTCGCCGGGCCGAAAATTGATGGGGGGAGGGGTGCTTGCGGGGTATTGTTACCACTATGGCATGAAAATGCGGCGGGGTAAGCTCGCATTGTTACCACTATGTCCTGAAAATGCGATGTGTTGGTGTGGTTTAGTAATACTATAGAGCGACGGCTGGTCATGGCGCTGAGGGGGGCTGCCCCCCGGTGGGGGTCGCGGGATGCCTGATTTCGGTCTGGGCCGTGGTTTCGGGGCGATTTCGGCCTATTTCGGCGCGGCTGTTAGGCTGTCGGCTAACATGTCGGGGTGCTATCTATTGCGTTTTGATGCCATAAGATGCAATATGGTTACATCGGCGGCGAATGGTTCGCGCTGATGTTCAATCCAATCGAAAGGGATTTACTATGACCACCACCAAAAAAGCCTCCCCCTCGTTCGTCTGCTTCGCAATCGGTCGCGATGAGCTGATCCTCGCCGATGCATGGCGCGGGGCGCAAGAGGATGAGGCGCTTGCGTTCAAGGCGCTGGCGCTGCGTCTGACGAATGAGCCGAAAGATGGCGGGCATGGCGTTCCGCTGTCGGCGCTGCTGCCTAAGCCCAAGGGCGAAAAGCTGTCCAATATCGAAACGGCTGCACATGATTTCACGCGTCACATTTACTGGATCGCGCGATTTGGTAATGACATTGCTGGGATGATCTTAGACAAAAATGTCACTGGCGAAACGGTGCTGCCTATTTCGTCGGTCGTGTCTGGGTCTGGCAATCGTTATAAGGATCAACCTAAGCGCCAGATCACACAAACCTATGGCACGGGATCCAAGTATTGGAAAGCGTTTGTGGCGCGGCTGCAGGAGTCAATGGAGCAAGTGCCTGCGAAAAAGGAGCGTGAAAAGGGCGAGGCTGCGAATGATGCGCTGTATGTCGCCAAGCGGATAAATGATATCGCCAAGCGGCTGGGCAAAGGCGCGGAAAAGCTCGACGGCTCGGTCGATTTTGATACCGCACCTAAGCTGGCGGCGATGCTGTTGGATATCTGCAAGTCGCACGGCGTCGATGTGAACAAACTGGTGAAATGATCGGGCGGGGCGGCGCAAGCCGCCCCATCCTTCAATCTGGAAAAGGAGTGGATGATGATATCGCAAGGCGCTATCACGCGGCGACAGTCGGGCATGACAAAACAAGACCATGTGGCGGCAAGTCTGGAAAGGATTCTGGATCAACTGGCCTATGCGGTTGACGGGTTCGACGGCAAAACAACTATAACCCCTACCGATTTGGCGGTGCTGCGCGATGCGATCCGGCTTATCAAGTAAACGATCTTTGGCCCATCCGCTCCGGCGGGTGGGCCTTTTTTTGTGCCTGCGTTCTGGCCCATCCGCTCCGGCGGGTGGGCCTTTTTTTGTGCCTGCACCATCCGCTTTCGGCATTGCCCGCACGCTCGGGCCGC